AAGAAAATCTTACAGTATTGTCTTGAGTTTTTTTTCTGTATGGTACACACACCGCATCTTTTTGTGCTATTATCATTCTACCTACAACATCTGGTTCAAATTCTACATCTGAATCTACAAACAGTTGATAGTCCATCCCTGATTCTAAAAACATCGCAGTCAATACATTTCTACCGTATCCAACATAAGGGCTTTTAAAAGTTTGAACAGTTGCTTTTACTCTAGCTAATGTAAATTTATCCATTAACTTTATTAATGATAAACATGTTGCCACTTGCATCATGTCATATGTAGGCATTGATACGCATACACTAGGGGGTTTTTGTTTTGTCATCTTCTTTCCTTTTGTTAGGTTTAAAATGGCACATCCACAGCCAATTCCAAAACGAACCGTGAAATTTACCGAAACGATTTAACCAAGATTGGTTTTCAGTATTATCAATTTCTTCAATTTCGTGTTGTATTTGCAAATCTCTTCTTTTAGATTTAGGAAGAGCCATAAATATTTTATATGCTTTTCTATTATTAATCATACAATATTCTCCTTGTTTTCTATTTCTATTTTTTCATCTTGCACTTCTTCTTTTTCTAATCCTTGTTTAGAAAGTTTTAAAACTCTTAGTGGTGGAAAAGGTTTTTCATTATCACCTTGTGGAAATCTTTTTTGATAACTAAACTCTCCACTAAAATATTGTTTTATCATAGTGGCAGTTCGCGCTCGTTCTTTTGTCCAGTCTCCTCGTTTTAATTCATCATAAAATTTATCATAAATAAAATAATAATAATCATCGTCTTGTAATACAGCACCACTTTGAAAAGCTGCATACGTTGTAGCTTTAGGACCATTCACAAAAGTTATTAATTCTTTTTTTAACATATCCACCGGATTAGTTCCTGCAGGTGGTTTTATAGTTTCCATGTTGGCCCATAGTGTATCTAAAATAACTTGATACTCACCTTGTTTTAATATTGGTGGGAAAATAGGAGTTTGCTCTGCTATCAAAGCTCTCATCTCTTTCATCTCTGCTATTTTTTTAATATGCTTTGCATGAATCTGTACAACTTTACCATCTGCTAAATCTATATTTATAAAAAACTCTGGATCAGGTTTGTAATCCATTTTAATTAATCCAGATACCTGAGGCCATGTCGTACTTCTATGACTACCAATACCAAATTTTCTTTTAAGACAAGTTCCTTTTGCACAGTATGAAGAGATTGGTAAATCACTACATTTAAAACCTTTTGTTTCGTTCTTCCAATATTTTATTTTTTCATTGACTTTTCCATCACCCCAAACTGTATCATAAACAATGTAATTTCTAGCAGCATCTAAAACTTTTTTATCCCAATCATCTGGAAATTTTTTCTTTGCAAACACCATGTAGTTATATAAAAATCTATCTCTTTCGTCATTGAGCTTGGTGCCTGATTCCTGAATCTCTTTGCATATCATCTGTAAACATGGAGGGCCATCATGAAACTCTTCTGGTCCGCCAGTTATAATCTCAGTAATTTTTTTATTTCCTATTTCTTTTAAAGAGCTTTCTGTTTGTAGGTTCAAACTTACTACTTCTAGAAAACGATTCAATTCCATTTTACTACCATCAGGATTATATGCCTTTCGTTCTGTGCTTTTATAATAAGGTAAATTTATAAAACTTCCAGACGTTTTTTCATTATTTTGATTTATACCTAGTTTAGTTTGTTTAGGATATATTTCTGTATTATGTGGTAGTTTAAATAAAAATAATAAATTTGATAAAAATTCTCTAATTAAAACTGCAGGTACTTTTTCTTTTGTAAAAATGTAAATGTGTAGTCCACCACTTTTTGATTCAATTGGGACAACAGGTAATTGTTTTTCTTGTATTACGTTTAAATATTTTTTTAAATTAAAATTTTTATAATTTTTTGGATCAACATCTATAGCTCCAAAACTTGCTTTTGCATTATCATCACACGGTTGAATACCTATAGATTTTCTACCATCAAGATGATCACTATAATCTTTATCTGTAATATTTCTTTTTGACCATCCATAATCACCCGGATCAAATTTTAATTTACCTGACTCAGGATCAACATAGCCGTTGTCGACATTACAAAAACCAAAGTCTCTTTGTAATCCACTAAAATATTTTTCAAAGTCGCTCATAAAATTAAGGGCGGCTCAACTCTCGCCTTGCCGCCCTCTCACTAGCCAAGTGTACTCATCAAAGTACTCGGTTATACAATGTCAGCCTTTCGCTCAGTTTTATCGTACTGAGGCTTCGCTGCACCTTTTGATACAGATGCTTGAAGCTGTTGAGCAATCTCATATATCTCAGCATCATTCTTATCTGAGACATCTAGATTTCTAACTCTTGATGGCTTATAGACATGCCAGCTTTTGCTACCAGCCGTCTTGCCTACAGTTTTTAAATTGTAAACAGCAGCGTACGCAGCAGGATTGAAAGAACCATCTGCATCTGAGAATCTAAGATTCTTAATCAGATTATTTAGTTCTCTAGCTGGTGTAAGATTTGAAGATCTCATCGGTATTACTGCAGGTTTCAACTCATTATCTACCATTGCTAGTACATAAAAGTATGCAGTTTTTTCGACATAGTTACCGTTAGGTAATCTATATCTACCGTTTCTCTCCTCAACAGCATCCGCAGGAATCTCTAAATGAGTTCCAACTGGAGCAGAAGCACTATCGCCTCGTTCCTGCCATTCAGGATATCTTGTTTGAGAGTGAGCTATCACTACATCAAGTCCGGTGTTACCTTCTACAAGTTTACCGAAACCAGATGCGTAAATCATGCCGGGCTTAGAACCCTGAACATGCTTCGCGTCTCTCTCATTACACTCAGGAGAAAGTTGATGAAGAATTTTTAAAATCGGTGTTGATACGTCATCCGATTTAATTTCTTCCGCTCCTTTACCTGAGTCTCCTCTTAAGTTAATAGTTGCAAGTGATCCTGCACTATTCTTTTTTACTACCTCTTTTTGCATTTAACCTCCTATTGGTTTGATAGTTTAGTAGTTTATTTGGTTTTTATTTCCGTTTGATTTCCTTCAAACGTTGTGAACAACTCTGCAGGTATACTACCACCACGTTCGTGATAATCCCGCAAAGTTGTTCTAAGAGTGCCTGCATGAACCGTTACCTTTCGATCCGGATCATAGCCTTGACCTCTTGCAAGGGTTGCATATTGCTCCGCCTTGTTATCTTCGTTGAGTCCGAATTTTACTGTGACCTCATTTTTCACAATACTACCCAGTCCCGTTTTTCGAAGCCAGTCATGTGCCTCAGCTTTTTTAGCAGCTATTATTGAGACACCAAAAATATTTTTTATAGAAATTTCTGAACCATCTTTTAATTTTAAAGTTTTTAAATTTAATTGGTCCATCAAATCTGGAATGATAGCAGTAGAATAATATTTTTCTCTGTCTTTCAATTCTTTTAATTTAGTTTCTTGATTTGTTATTTCTTGTTGAATTTCCTGAAGAACATTTATCTCTTTTGATAACTCGTCAGGGTTAACATTAGACACCTGATTAGGTGCATCTTTTCGTAGATCTATAGTCATTGCTTTCCTCATATATAGTTAATAGTTTAATTTTAAATCGCACTTCATTATATATGGGAGATTTATATGTTGTCAAGTTATTTTTGAAAAATATTTATTTCAATTGGATAATATGTTTTTTCTTGTCTATCCCACTTTAACAATTTATATCTACCAGTGGTTGTATCTGAAACAATTGAACATACTACACCTATGATTGCAGGATCTCCTGATAATAAAAGATAATCATCCGCGGTGTAGTTTTTTAGAAGTGTTCTAAGTTTCATAACTAAAGGGCCCGGTGAGTGAATCATTTGAGAAAACTCTGGTAATAAAGTTATAATTTCGCCATATTTTTGAGCGCCAACTATGTTGTACTTAGGTTCACCTTTAGTGGTTCCCGGTATTTGTTGTGTTAAATATACTTTACTCATTTAATTCTTTGAATTGAGCTATCAAAGAAAATCTTTTACTTTTATCATCTGCGCTCCAATTTAAAGGAGAATGATAAACCTCTGCATTCCAAAAAATAGCTCTGTTTTGTTTAAATCCTACGTGAGTGTTTAATTCACTATTACCATCTTTAGTTGTATAAAATCCAGTTCCTTTATGTAAATTTTCATTTCCTCTTAAATAAACAATGACTTGATGGCTGCATTCATTTTCATCATAATCACAATGAACAATAGGTTCTACTGTTGCTAGCATAGTAAAACTACAAAAACGAACTTTTAATTTAAGATTAAATTCTTTTTCACATTGTTTTCTTAAATCTTCTGCTATATTTTCAGGAGCTGGTGTAGAATACCATATGTGATTTACATACTCTATTGAATTATTACCGTGTGAATAATTATAAAATGGAACTTTGTCGTATAAATCTTTAAATCTAGAGCTTTCTAAAAAATTATCTTTTATCTGTATATTAAATTTATGTTCCATCTTGACTTTTTAACTTTCTCCTAATATATAGCAGTTAGAAAGCAAAAGTAAATATGAATTATAAGTTTAAAACAAAGCCGTATGAGCATCAATTAAAAGCTTTAGAGCGCTCTTGGGATAAAAAATACTTTGCCTATTTTATGGAGATGGGTACAGGTAAATCTAAAGTATTAATTGATAATGCATCGATGCTTTACGAT